TCTGGTCTTGGATCTCTTAAAGCAATCGGATCTGCAGGATGATAACCAGGATCTAATTGTGGGTGTTTAGGTTCAAAACATTCTGGACAAACTTTAAAACCTGTCCATTCCATTCTCATTTGTAAATATTTGACACGAAACCCGCAACGATCACATACACCGTAAGCATATTTACCTACTGCGAAAGCCATTACAAATACGTCCGTTTAGGTACTAACCTTAACGAGCTATCGTCATCGTAACGTATTGCGTTTACTAAGTTCATCTCATAAAGAGGTTGTAACATCGCAGCTTTTTCTGGATTCTTTTTCATAGCCAAATAAAAAGCTAACCCAGAAGTAAGGCAAGGCAAAAATCTACTAGGTAAATCTACATCGTTTACAGCCGCCGTAATATCTTGGATACGTTTCCAACGATACGATACAAATTTATCTGTAGAGTTCTCTGGAGCAGGCCAAACATACAGCTTCGGTGTAATCGTGCGCTCTAAATAATATTGAGTCACCCGCGCTTTCGTCAGCTTATTAGGTATATCTAGATATTCCCCACGATCTATACGATCTAATTGGAAATCTGTTTGTATACTGTTTGTCGTACGACGTATTACAGCGTCTAGAATATCAATGTCGAATTGATTTAAGTCGTAAGTCGTTTGACCTTCGACGAGATCTAAAGATACTTGTTCTACTTCCCATATTTGTATGCCTCTGTTTGACCAGTCAGCAAACATAATATTCATAGAACGACGCGCAGTTACGCCGTCATACCCTGTTCGATATTCTAGACCTGCTAATTCATACGCTTCTTCAATCGCATCTGCAGCGTTTAAACTAAAAGTACGAGTGCCTGATGTAGCCATTAGCCATAGTTCTTTATAAGTTCTAAAACAATAACGTAACTATCATTTGAAGACGCACCTATTGTAGTCAGTAATATATCACCAGTTTTACCGCTACCGGCGGTGTTTTTAAGACCACCGAACTCGCTAAAATCCATATGGCCATTACTATCTTGCGCTAGTCCTAATGCTATTGTATTAGTAGTTGCGTCGAACAAAAGCTGTACTTGCGTAAAACCAATAATTGAATGGCTTACTTTTTCGATAACCACTCCACTACAAGCAGTACCATCTTCCCGAGCAGCTAACCCACTAACATCTACTTTGTTGACGGCATCTTCACCAGTGCCGTCACTCAAGTTCGTTAGTTGTATTACTGCTTTATGCGTACCATCAGAAATAGTTGTTGAAGTTACTGCATCAGCCATATCCGTCTCCTATTACGCTATTTGCACATACTCAATAATAAACGTAAATGAGCCAGCAGTTGTCGCGTCAACAGTATTCGTAATATTACAGAAAATCGTTCTTGCAGTATCTGTATATTGAACAGACGCAGGCGCTGTAGTACCACTTTGAGTCTGAGTTACCAGCGTTGTTGTAGTTACATTGTGTTCAACAACAGTCGTGCCACCGTCCAAAATCTCATCAGTTACTGCCGCAACAATCTGCGCACCAGAGCTAGAAGTACCAACTTCATAACCAATATCACCTGTACCAATAACAGGAGAGGTATCACAGAAGATTTTGATATCAGTAATAATTGTGTTTGCAGGCTGGGTAAACTCACCAATAGTCGGGCTGTCTCCCGCTGTAGTATTGACCGTAACGCCTGTAGCAAAACCAACGTGCTTTACATATTTATTCGTCACGATGCCGGTAGATGCGATATCTACTACATCAGTAAGCGCACCAGTGCTTGCGTTTTTCGAAACAACTTTAAACCCGTTCTCTGATCGGACGGGGCCGTTAAACGTAGTATTAGCCATTGTGATCTCCTGTCGTGGCTAGTGTCAGGCACGGGATGTACCTGTCAGGGATGGATGCTTTATACAGCAGAAAAAGAAAAGGGGCAACTAGTGCCCCTTTCTTTGCGATATTACGCAGCTCCTGGAGAGCCGAAAATACCACGCCAGTCACTAAAGCCAAAGCTATAGCGTTCTCTGGCTTTATAGCGAACATTACCAGTTTCGAAGTCGCCTTCCATACTGGTTGCAACAGGCGAACGCACAAAGTGCTTCAGTCCGTTAGGTACGTCAGTCGTCAGGAAAAACGCATCAGTATCTGTTAGATAGTGATTAACGGTGTATCCCTCTGGAACCATACCCATGTTGCGTAGTGCGTTGATATCATTATCCGCCGTACCGACTCGTCCTGGAGTTTCCAGTAGACGATCTGCAACGAATTGCAATGCGGTTGGGATAATCAGCTTACGCGCTTGTGCGTTGATCTTTAGACCACGCTCATCTTCGAAAGCTGCGATATCAATCAGCGACTGCTCTAGTGAGGTTTCATTAAGATCCGACGCAGTCGATAGCTCGTTACGTTGGGTCTCATTACCTACAGTCGGGTGATCAGTCGCACATAGTTCTTTGCCATCGCCACCAACAAAAGAGGAGCTAAACGCATTGTTCAATATGTTTGCGCCCTTAATGTTTTTGGTGGTCATCATAGAACGAGCAAGTGCTCGCGTATAACGAGATGACAAGGTGTCGTACAAATTATCTTCAATAGCTTCTTCAGTCAATGAAAAAGCCAAAGCGATAGTTTCATGTGAGTACCGTGCAGTAAAAGATTCTTGCGCGGTGTCATAAGTCACACCAGAACCTTCAAACTTTACAGGAGCCTCGCCGAAACCAGTCAACATTACCTCTTCTTCAAAAGCTCGTTCTGAAGTTTCGGTTTCGAAGATTTCTTCGTACTCAGCGTCGTAGCGATCATACTCTAGTCCGAAGAGAGCATGAAGGCCAGGAACCAGCTCTTTTACGAGTTGAGCTCTATTAATAGCCATTAGTTACTCTCCTTCGACTATACAGCGAATACGTTAGTTGGGAACGAAAAATACCCACGAGCGTTAGCACCAATGCTATTACTCGGAGAATCTACGAACCTATTCAACAACGCTATTCCGCTACTTGTTGTCGCTGTTACACCTTCTTTGGATCGTCCATTGTTAGTGCTGCCAGCGGTTGTGGTAATCGTATATTTAGCACCAATAAAACTTACGGCTGGAGTGCCGGCAGTAAATTGAGCTTCGTATACGATTGCTGGGTCGGTATATACATACGCTTCTACGTCTGCTGATCCCAGCGTAGCTGTTGAAGCAGGGAAAAACGTAGAATATGTAGGAGTACCGTCGGTTGCGGTATAGAAACATCCAGCAAAAACTCCAGCTGGTGTGCCTGTCGCAGTGCCTTGGATCACGTACCCAGAAGATAGGTTTACAACGTCTCCGTTGAAGATAGCAGCAGAGGTGCCACTAGCAATACGCAACTTCTGAGGACGGATCGTACCACCGTAAAGGTGATAGGCTGGTGTGAACCCGTTAGGGGCGTCAGTATTAGCCATGATTTAATCCTCTAAGGAAAATGATAACTTAATCAGCAGCCGGTTTTCGACTACCGAATTCCACTTTGGTGCTTCTCCTCATATCGCTTTGTCGTAGCGGCATTCTTGGATCAGCTTCTCGCATCAAATCGTTGTCAACACCTTGAAGTTGTTCTGCTGTCTTTCCGTGGAAATAATCATTACGTTCTTCGACGGTCTCTTCAGGAATTTTTGCGAGGATCAAGCCACCAACACCTATTACGCCAGCGTGTTTACCGTCCTCAATCGTAGGAGCATCGAACTCAGGATGATCTTCTGCTCTTACTGGCTCGAATCCTTCACGAATACGTTTTGACATATTCGCTCTATCATCGTGACCACGGACTTCTGCACGTACCCACCTGTGTTTATATCCAGGAGGAGCTTCAGGAGCGTCTAACATAGATGGCGGTTGCCATGGTTTACGGCGAGCGGTTTTAGCTCGAGTTTCAGCAGATCTGGAGGTACGATCTGTCATTTTCATCTCCTAAACGTATTTTGCGTACTCTTCTAGAGGCACACCTATTCTTTTAGCTATCGCTATCTGTGAAGGTGTGAGTTTCACACTGCGTGCACCTTTTTTAACAGAACCAACACCTCGGCTGGCTCCTGCTACGGCAGATTGCACGTTCTTTGTCTCACCGACAAATTTCTGTGGAAAAAGTTCTCGCATTTCTGCGTCAACTCTTTCGTAATAATGTTTAGAGCTAGGGACTACGCCCTCTTTAATTAACTGTTGGTGAACACCCATAGCAGCATAGGTCATACCCGTATCTTCACCAAACCAACTGTTTTTCTCTGCCCATGCTTCAGCTTGTGGGTCAGGCGCGGCTGGTTGTACATTTCGCCCTTGTGATAGCTCAGGCGTAACAACTTCTTGTTCTGCCGTTTGTTTTTGTCTTGCTACCAAACGCTCGGCATTTTGCGCTTCATAAGAAGTTTTAGCAACTGCCTCAGTAGCTAATGCAATCGCTTCAGCGTCACCAAGTTCCTGCGCCTCTTTTAAAGCACGTCTTGCACGTTCTTTATCAGACTCAATACGTTGTTTATATTCATTAACAAGCGTTGAATCTGAAGATTTTAACTTTGTTTGCAGCTGATTGTTTTGCTCAGAAATTTTCTTAGCAAATTCAATCGCTTCTTCTCTTTGACGCTCAGATTCTCGCATACGATAAGTAAGTTTATCTATGCGTTTTTTAACACCGTCACTATATTCTTCTAGTTCTTCGTTTTGAGGATCAGCTACTTCAGAGCTATCAAAATCGCCGCCGCTTTCTTGTATTACGTCAGCCGCACGAGGATCAACTTCTTCGTCAGGAAGAATAAGTTCAATATCTTGGGACTCAGCCATTTATCTCACCTTATTGCAGAATGTCTTCTGGATTATTTACAGTAGCTAAAATCTCGTCATCGTTTAGAAGGCGCATATCACCTCCGTCGATATTAAATCTAGCTCCTGCATAGCGACCGAAAATTACCCAATCACCCTCTTCGCACCAAGGGCCATCTGGAAATTTATCTAGGTCGGAATATGCGTCTGGGCCTTTTCTTACAACTAGCCCTACAACGGTAGCTATACGCTCTTTTTCTAAAGTTTGTTTAGCGATAACAATGCCGCCTTTTGTTTTCTCAGGAGGAGAAAACGGGAGGATAAGTAATCTATACCCTGTAGGGTTAGGTAGTTTATCAGCGTGACTTTCTAAATTTTCAGGAGTAATTTGTTCTTTCGGAGGATCTAACGGCGTATCAGATCCAAAATTTAGAACACGGTCAGGGGTCACCCCTTCATTAATCGTCTTCGACATCTTCTAATCTTCCATGCAGGGCAGTTATTTCTTGTTCAGCGAAGTTAAGCCCTGAGATCTCCCCAACAATACGTTGGTACTGAACAAAATCTTGTGCGCCACCAGTGGCGAGAGTCTGCGCGAGATCATCTTGCCTCTCGCGCAGCTTGCGGAGTAAATACTCCGAATATTTTATGAAATCCATCAGTTCACGTAGCTAGTAAAATCTAATCCTTTAGTAGCTGCGCCAGTTCCTTTTGTTCTTACTTTTTTCCCAGGAATGCTAATAGTTTTTTCTGCCAGCACTGTAGCTTTTGCAAAACCTTCGTTCGAAGGCTCTGGGATAGACGGTTGTACACCGGCCTTTTGAGTTTTAGGGGACGGATAAGGCATTTCCGTACTTCTTAAATTCCTCATTTTTTACTCTTACTACGAGATCGAGTTGAACCGCCGCGCTTCATTTTAGTAGGCATTTTTTTCGCAGTTTTTCCGCCCTTTTGCATTTTCATGGGCATCTTTTTGTTTTTCTTGTGTCCTGGCATTAGTCTTCTCCTTGCGAATAAAGATTGTTAAACGTCACATTCGGATCCATGTAGCTATCGTCAATCTCTGCTGTATGCAGATGCTGACTAGGGTAAAAGTCGGGCGCACCCGAACCTGTTTCCCATAAAGCTGGATTAGTCGCTCTTACACGATTATTAGGTAACGCTACAATATTACCCGTCCATTTCCCAGCATTCGTTAGCTGTATTACATGACTCTGCTTATGTTGGGCAGGATCATCAGCGATATCGTTTCCTGTATAATCTACAGTAAATAAATACTTTCCTGTATGAAACTCGTTATCTATTTTACAAAGCCAAGGGCTAGAAGATACACGATCCATAACAATAACTTCATGATCACGAGAACTACAATCCCAAGGTTGAGCTAAATGCGTTGCCATCGCTTCTGGCATATCGTCTATATTCGCATCAGCTACTAAAGCGGTTATCGGCATTCTTGCCCACATCGCACCACCGTGTAGATTTTCAGAGTCTTCCTCTTCCTCCCATTCGTATCCTGTAAATACGATTTGGAAAGATAAACACCTATCTGGGATGGTATTTACCGCAATCGCAATCGCGTGTAAATACTCTCCGTGATAATCTAGATGATTGTGTGTAAATTCTTTTCGTACCCAACAATTGAAATGCGGGATATTACTTATTAAATGAGGCATCTATTCCTGTTCTCGAGACTCTCTTACGATTCTTGCAATATCTGTTAAATTAGCATCAACGTCTCTATCGTCGCGCATTTCTGCTTGTTGTAAGTCAGAAGCTACTCGGATATCCGTTTGCTGTTCTTGAGATTCCATACGTTCTCTTTCGATTTCGGCTCTACGTTGGGATTCCCTATCACGCTGCGCGAGCTTTTCGAATTCGAGTTGCATTTGTTCTTGGAACATTTGACGTTCTGGATCTGTTTGTTGCTGCGCCATCGCTTGTGCCAGAGCTTGTTCTTGGCCTGT